ACAACTCCAAGAGTTTGAGGTTCGTGAGTCCTTGAATGGTCGCATGGAAGGCTACTGGAAGCCCCGCAAGGGTGTGGTGGAGAAGACTGCTGCCCTGACCACTGGCCAGACTCCATTGCAGTTGCCATTCTACCTGATCGATGCCGCCAAGACTATTTCCGATGTGACGATTCCTGTCACGGGGACTGTGCGTATTACTGTCACGGCCCACGGGTTTGAGGCTGGAAGTTCTGGGTGGGCTACGATTGCTGGACTGGACACCTCGTTCAACGGCAGTTACCTGCTAACTTATTTCGATGCCAATACGCTAGACTACACGATTGCTGGGGTGACTACAGCTCCCACGGACAAAACTGGCACACTATCCCAGATGGTAATCAATGACGTAGCAAATGCCAACGTGAGGGCTTCCTGCCTATTCAGCGATCCCAATACGAACAACAAAGAGTTCATTATCGTTGCGATGGATACCGTGGCCAAGAAGATCGATCTAGCTACCCTTGCAATCACGGACATTCCCTACCCATCAGGTCAGGCGATTGGCGTGGATGGTGAGATGATCCAGTTATTCGACAAGGTAATGTTGTTCCGTGATGGTCAACAGGCACTTGAATGGTATCCAAACGGAAGACCTATTTTATCAGCGTCACAAGCTGGAACGACCACCGTCACAATGTCAGTGCGCGAGCATGGACTGCTGGCTGGAACAAATATCACGATTGCTGGACTGACTGGTGGAACTCCTGCCAATGGGACTTTTGCAGTCGACTCCGTAGTCGATCAGGACACGTTCACATATGTGTTCACCACTAGCCAGACTGTTACCTTCGGCACAAGCGTAGCCACTGCAACAGACGGATTCACGCTATCACCTGCTGGAGCTTACACCCAACCACAGACGTTTAACATCACGGCAAAGGACGTTGACATCTTAGACGGACTGGTTACTGCAACGGTTGTTGGGAATGTGACCATCAAGGTTGGTGATGTTATCGTAATCAGACAGACTGCTACGCTCGATTTTGCTGAAATGCTTGGGAATGAATACCAAGTCACGGAGGCAACAACCACCACCATTAAGTGGTATGCACCTGTAGGGAATTACAATACATCCAGCACGGATATTTTTGAGTTTGGTGGCAGATTTAGCGTTGGTGGTGGATTCATGCACCAACCTGCAGCACCTTGGGGTATTCATTTCCAGAGACGACTCTGGGTTCCGTATTACTACGACCAGTCAGGCCCATTCAATGCGCCAGTCTACACTAGTAGAAAGATCACTGACGAAATTGCTGTTTCAGATATTCTCGATACGACTACCTTCGATCAGATTGAAAATCAATTCCGAATCAGCGGTGGCACGGCAGACTATGTTGTCGGTATGCACGGGTTCTACGATGACGCACTAGTTGTCCTGAACAGAAACAGTCTTCACCTTGTTAAGGGTACGCTCGGAAGCCTTCTTGATTGCACTGTTAAAGAACTCACGTCCGAAATTGGATGCCTTGCGCGAAAGTCAGTTGTCATGCGTGGCAACACGATGATGTTTCTGTCTGACGATGGCGTGTATTCACTTGAATTCCTCAACGATTACAACCTTCGTGGGTCTGAGGAGCCGATCTCCAAGAATATCCAGCCCTACATTGATCGAATAAACAAAAACTTTGCCGCAGAAGCAGTTGGAATCCTGTTTGATAACAGGTACTACCTTGCCGTGGCACTTGATTCATCGGTTGGAGCCAATGACGCTCAGGGAAACAACTCAGTGTTAGTGTACAACTTTAAGAATCAGGGGTGGGAATCTCTGGACACCTATGGTGACTCACGCTTTTTGATTAAAAACCTGCTTACTGGCGGTGCTGGGATCAGAAATGAACTGTATGCAGTAACTCGTAACGGTGGATTGCACCAAATCGATGCGGACGAAAGCTCTGTAGACCGTCTAAATGTATCAAACGTAGGTGGATCACTAGTGACCGCGACGATTAACTCTTCATTAACGACTCGTGGATACGACTTAAAGACAATGGAGCGCAAAAGGTTTACTGACGCTCAAATTACGATGCAAAACCTTGCTGGTGATACTGGCGAATACATTGTTTCGTTTGCAGCAGAAGATCCTGATAACGCCTTAGAGATAGGTACGACCACTCAGTTCTTGGGGGGCACTGTATTAGCACCAAGCACACCGAATGAAGCTGAAACAGCAAGCATTAGATGCAGACTAGCGGGTATCAGGGGATACACGGGAACTCTTATCTTGACACGCACTATCGGATCTCCTAAGATCAACTCAGTAAAGGTCGCTGGGTCAGTGACAAACAGACAAATCATTTCACAGAAATAAAAACATGGGCGCAGTTGACACAACTTACACATTTACGGCTACTGACACGATCACTAGCACGAAGATGAACAACATCATCGATCAAACGACAATTACTGGCGATGCTATCTTCGGAACAACACTAGAAGTTTCGTCTGGCAAGCTCAAAGTGCGCTCTCAGGGCATTACGTCAAACGAATTGGCTACCAACGCAGTGACTGCAACGCAGATCGCTAGCGGATCAGTCGATCCATCAAAACTAAGTACAGGCTATCCATCGTGGACAACTACTGGCAATCTAACTGTAAACGGATCATCCACATCGCTGTCGAGCATTTCCTCTGGGACTGCATCTGTAAGCATTGGGTCAGCCAGAACTGCATCTGGAGCATCAATCATTGATTTTAATTCAACATTCCCTCTTACTAGCTATGAGGCTAGAATCTCAAGAGAATCTGGAGCAGACGGGAATCTTGTTCTGACAAATACTGGAAACGGAACAATTAAGTTCAACGATATTCCTCTTGGTACGCAGTCAGGTGTTGCTCCAATCTACGGAGCCAGAGCATTTGCCAAATTGCAACCAGTTAATCCGACTACTGCATCAAGAGCAACTGGATTTAAATCTGGAAGTTACACGAGAACAACATCATCAACAACAGTTGATATTGTGGGTCATAACCTCAAAACCAACGACAAGATCAGACTTGATTTTACGACTGGGGCTGGAACTGATGGGCTATACACTGTAACGTCAGCACCAACTGCAAATCAATTTATTGTCAACCATTCTGGAGCAGCAACATCTGGATCAGTAAATGCTGAGTTTCTCGTGATACAGGGGGCAAAAAATATCTCAACGGCTTCTTGGTATGATTCTGGGAGTAAGAATGTCGTTCTCAATTTCTCCATTCCAATGGATGATGCTAATTACACCACTATCGTAACGGCACAACATTATCCCGGAGCATGGGTTGATGTTGGTGCCGAGGATACCATTGGAACATCACAATTAAATACAAGATACCAAGCTCATGTAATGAGTGCTAATGGATCAAGATTTCTTAATGTTGTCATATTTGCATGAGTCCGATTTACTCAGTATTGTCGACCTACAAGGAAAGCTCCATCGACTTCAACTACGAGATTCAGTTCCACTTGATGAATGGAATCGTATTTTCCGACGATAAGACATTCATGTTTGCCATTCCATGCGATTCTGAAAATCCAGAGATTCCAGTGCCGATTGACAATGCAAACTGCATATTTATCTCAATGCTGGCGGGTGACATGAAACACGCAATGGAGGTATTCCAAGATCGATTTGACTTTATCGCATTTAAGAGACAGTTTAAAAATTCAAATCACACGAGATTCTATTCTTACTCGCAATTTCACAAAAAACTAAAATAATATCATGGGAGGATCAACCAAAGTACCAACGCCAAAGGAGCCAGACATCGGAAAAGACATTTCCAAGTATGTGAAGGGCTATGGTGAAGCATTGCCAAGTGTGCTTGGTCTTGAGCAGCAATACAGGCCTGAATTTGGCAAACTAAATCTCGCTGACATTGGTCAGTATCAACAGGGACTCCAAGCACTACAGGGTGGTGCTACTGCCACTGCTCAAGAGCAACTTGGTGCGGCTAGAGGTGCTGAGTTTGCTGGAATGACTGGTCAGGCTGGACAGGTCAGAGGTCTTCTTGGTGCAATTAGTCCAGAGTCACAACGGATGATGGAGCTTCAGAACCTGCAAGCAGAACAGGCATACGCATCGTCGCAAGGATTATCCCCCCAAGAGCAAAGGTCTGCAACTCAGACTGCGCGTGAGTCCTACGGGGCCGCTGGAAGACTCGGTGGAAATCTTGGCATCGTGGGTGAGGCTATGGGCAGGGAGGGTGTATTGGCTCAGAAACGGCAGGAGGCGGCTGGACGCATAGGTCAAGCATACGGAACCTCACAACAGTTCTACTCGCCCGCCCTAAGCCTTCTTGGAGGCACTCCAGCGTCATACGGCGCGGGTCAACAGTTTATGAATGCAGGGATGGGTATGCTAGGACAATCAACTCCGCAGATGATCAACCCAGACACTGGTGCAAATCTTGCTGCTGCGTATCGCAGGGATGTTCTTGGGGCACAATCCGCACAGGCACAGGCAAATGCTTCCAGAAGTGCTGGCATGATGGGAGCTGGTGGTGCAATTGTCGGTGCGGGAATAACAGCATTTGCTATCTGATGATTGAAAAAATCAATAGTGCGATTAAAAATATCGAAACTTGCTTGAAGTTCTCGAAACGTCCAGTTCTCGCTTGGAGCGGAGGCAAGGATAGCATGGCATTATTGGATCTAGTATTCAATAAGGTTGGGGCCAAAATCCCAGTTTTCTTTTTTACAGAACAATGGCAACCTTCAAAGTATTCGTTCCAGAACAAAATCGTTGAGGATTGGGGGCTTGAAGTCTACTCGTGGCCGCCTACATTGAGCAACTTTCAACAAACTGACGATGAGTTCGAGGTTCAAAATATGTATGTGTTCGACCAAACCAAGGTGACTTGTCCAACTGGAATCACTCCAATGGAAGAAGGAAAGCCTTGGGTTTGCGGCATGGATATTTACAATCGCCCTAAGAGTTATGGGATAGCCTCTGGGTGGGACGGAATGTTGTTTGGTCACAAGCTATGTGATAGCGATCCTGTTTACGGTGGTGATGCTGGAACTAGGATTGACGCAAGAACCATCCCCAATGAATGCTCCGTGTTCTTCCCAATGAAGGACTGGACGCATGACGATGTTTTTCAATACTGTGAAGACAACGATGTCCCTATTCAGACAAGCAGATATGAGAAGGTAAATGGCAAATGGTCTGAGAAACTTGACCGAACTTATAATTGCGATTACGTTCATGCCTGTACCGCGTGTATTGATCGAAGATCTTCCGCACCAAAATTTGTTCACTGTCCAAAACTGGACTGCATAATCGAAAATATCTCACAACGAGTTGTTTGGGCAGACCAAATGATTCCATCTTACATGAAAGACTAACATTATGGCACTACTAGGATCATCAATCGACCCATCACTATTCTCCAACGACTACAGTGGATTTGCAAAAGCAGGAGAAACCCAAGGCCAGATGTATGCCCAAATGGGCAAGGATGTGGCTGGAGCTATTAAGTCTGGGGCTGATATGTATGGGCAAGTTAAGCAGTTTAAAGGCCAGCAGGAAGCATTCGGAAAGAGCATGGACTATATGGCAAAGGCGTTCCCAGATAAGGCAGAAATGTTCACGGGTGCAAAATCGGCAGTGTTTGATCCTAATGCCAATATGATTCAACAGGCAGCAGCAATGAGCGAGTATCAAAACAAATTTGATATGATCAACAAGATGCAAATGCAGCAAGCTCAATTGGACATGATGAACCAAAGACAGCAAGGTAGTCAAACAGCTAGCCCCCAAGCTGCTCCTAGAAACTTTTACGGACAATAATCATGGATTTCATGCAACTACTTAAGGATAAGGTTCCTAATGCTGGGCCAAATGCACAGAGGTCTATTCTTGACGCTCAGAGACGCTTGGAAATGTTGCGTGTAAAGAATCCGCAGGAAGCTGACATCTATTCTCAGCAATTGGCTGGAGCAATTTCCAGACAGGAAGACCCAAGCTCAGTTCTTGAAGGGATTGGCAAGTCATACGGGATGTCGATTGGAAAACCATCCACAAAGGATGAGTTGGCACAACCGCAGGAGATGGAGAAGAAGAAAGCAACAAGTGCTGCTGCTATTGCAAATATCAACTCATTAGTAGAGCGGTCAACTAAAAGTGGAAACCCAGTCAGTCCAGCGTTGAGCGATTCAATCATCACATTGGCTGCTTATGATCCAGATAAAGCTCTAGAGATGGCCAAGTCATCACTCCCAGTCCTTGAGCAAAAGCCAGAGGACAAAGCACCAAAGAAATCAATGGCAGACATTACATTTGAACAGAATGCGTCTGCTGCTTTGCGATTTACCAATCAATTGGCTGATGCAATTAAGAAGTATGGCACTTTTGAGCTAGCAAGCCCAGAAGGATCAGCAAAACTTGGACAGTTGCCATATCAAATGGCTATCGCCTATGCCAAGACCGTCGATCCTAGTTCTGTCGCAAGAGAGGGCGAAGTTGCTGCTGCACAGAAGTACCTCATCCCAATGGGCATGGGGACTAGAGATAAAACTGCTTTGGCTGCGGCTTCAGATTTCAAAAAGGACATTGAGGAGAGAGTTGCTCAATACAAGAAGTCTACTGGTTCAGATATATCGATTGGAACTGTTGACAAAAAGCCAGAATCAACTGAAGAAACAGTCGGAGGTGCTAACAGCTTCTTCGGCAAGTTCAAATAATAAAATAGATCAATTTAATGCCATACAATGTACCTGACGATCAAAAATCCACCTTCAATCAAAAAGTCAAAAGTAGTCTTGGACTGCTTGCAGCGGATGTCGGCAGGACTCTAGGTCAATTGAAAGTATTGCAACCAGAAACTCTGGTTGAGGAATACCAAAAGCCCATCGAGCCACAGGTCATCGAGACCACAGTGCCATTAGAAGATGGTGTTGCGCCAATCGTCAGTGAGTATCAAACTCCAGTGCGTGAGGACATCATGACTGTTACGCCATACCAACAAATGGCAATGGATGCGGCTTCTTCAGAAACTGACTCTTTGAGAGATGAAAATGGAGAGATCGTCAGCTCACCAATGGATGTATTCTCCAAGCCACTTGATGCAAAGCGAGTCAAGGCACTTGGCCTAGTTGATCGTGATGGGAAACCCACCGAAAAGGGCGAGTTGTTCTACAATCTGACTGAGGCTGGAATGTTTGACGTGTATGGCAAAATCACTGATAAGGGCGTGGCTTATCTAACGCCTACCGAAGAACTTGGAAACCCAGAAAACCTAAAGGCATTCCAGACGCTATGGGATGATCAGGTAATCCGTCCGAGCGCGTCACTTGGGGAGATTACCGCAGGAACTGTTGGATTCCTGCAAGATGCCGCACTGGGTGGAGCTAAACGAATCGGTCAAGAGGCTCAATCCATATGGCATAACAGTCAGACATGGTCTAGCCTTCTTGGACAGACTGACAGACGACCAAAGGAACTGCGCGACAAAATGACTGCCAGTGGTCTTGGGCTAGTAGAAGGTGCAGTGGAGAACCTTGCTGGGTGGGCTGGAATGGCAGACACTGGTGCTGCATGGATCGGCAAGAAACTTTATGATGTGCTCCCAGTCGGAATGGAGGACGAGGCAGAGCAAGCAATGTATGCGGCCAGACAGCGTCAATGGCAAACACAACAAGACATAGCTAACTTGGAGGCTGGAGAGATTGCGGAGACTGTTCTTGGTCTTGATAACGCGGTCAAGGAAGCAGAAGCGGCAAAGAGCAGCATGGGCGAGAAGGCTTTCAACGAGCAATACAAGCAAGCGGGTGCATTCTCTCAGATTGCGGCAGACCCTACTAATTTTGTTCCTGCGGCGATAGCCATGAAAGCATCTAGAATGGCTCCTCTGGCAAACAGGTTGAGCATTACCGCGCAGAAGAGGATGGCACAGGTTGCAGCTCAAGACTTGGCCATTGCGGAGGGTAGGACTGCTATTGAGGCTGCAAATGCGGTGCTCACCAAGGAGGCGGCTACAGTAAGCATAGCAAATCGTTTGAGTTCTGATATTTCATCTAGAGTTGGGGCAAACCCAGACATGGTGATGAGGGCTAATCAGGCATCTCAGGTTGCCAGTAGAATCACTCAAAGCGCAGAGCAGATTAGATCGGCACTCCCATCGGTAACGGCAGAGTTAGAGGGACTGGTTGCCAAGCGCAATAGTCTTGCGACAAGAATCCCAGAGGTTTACGCGCAAAAGGTTCTCCAGACAATGGAGGTTGGAAGACAGGTTCGCTCTATGCCAGCAAAGGCAGTCGGAGCAACTCTGGAGCGTGTTGGTGATGCTCTATCAAAGACTGACGATGCAGTTACAAACTTCCTAAAAGATCGAGGATTAGATCAGATGTACACGGCGGCAGTTGGTGCTGCTGGCATCGCTGGGATGGCTGGTAGTCCTGTCATCGGGGCTGTTGCGGCGGGTGCTGCCACCCTTAAGGCTGGAAAGGTATTGTCGAGCTACGGAAAGCTATTTAGGTATGTCGGCAAGGAGATGGAGAACGTGCGCGGTCAGATTCCATTCTGGAAGCGTGTGGCATCACACACAGCACCTAACTCACTTGGCAAAGGCATTGCACATTCGTTCAATATGCTCGACCTTGGTGGGGTTACCTCAGATGTACTGCGTAGGACTGGTCGAGGCATTGCTGCGGCAGCACCCACTGACCTAATGTTTGAATACCTGTCGGACGGTGCGGATATGCGCCCTGAGACACTGTATCAGGCTGCGGCTGAGTCGTTGGTTATCGGTGGTTCATTCGCTGCGGCGGGTGGTGCATTCATGGGAACCAAGAAGCGTATGAGAGAGCTTTCCATTGGTGATGAACTCAACTTTAAACGTGATCTAGTTGACCCTCGCCAGAAGGCGTTGTTTGAAGCAATCCCGTCTGGAACCCGTAGTGCCATTGCCACCTACTCTATTGCCAATCCTACATTGAACTATCAATTCAAGGATTCTGGTGCTAGTCAGTACGATCCAGATACTAACACTGCCACCATCAACGTCAAATCGACAAACCCTATCAAGGCACTGGTCGCGCATGAGACTCTCCACCACACGATCATCAAGAATAACATGGAATCTGGTATTTCGGCGTTATTCCTTGGGGATATGAAGGAGAACACTGTGGGTGGGTTATTCCGCTCGCGGGATGGCAAACTAGATCCAAACTTTGAAGCGTTCAAGGACGCATACTACAAACGTCTTGGTGTTGCAGAAATGTCTAATGCCGAGAGAGATGCAATCTATCCACTGGACAAGGTCGCAGTCGAATACTTTATCGAAAAACATTCAGACCAGTACTCAGCCATGGCTGAGAGTGGAGAGCTTGGAGCGATTGCATCAAGCGGGGCGGCAAGAAGAAAACTTGGATCAATCCTAGAGACAATCCTGCCCAGAGTGCCAGTCCTCAGAGACTTACACTTTAAGAGTGGCGGCATGATTGACAAGAATGGTTCATGGGTGACTGGCAACGGCATCTTAGACGCTGAAGGAGTCAAGACAGACCCGATCACGAACAAGATGTTCCGCGACATGAACAGGCGCAGTGCTGGGCTTGCTACAGGTCAGTTTGAGCCATTGATCAGTGATAAGGCAGACTCTGGTGCTTCCATCATTCTTAATCCGTCAGACTCTATTGACTCAGAGCTTCTGCATCCACTCGTAAAGACTGACGAAAATGGGAAACCAATCTTGGAGAACGGAAGAGCAGTTGCATTGGACAAGGCTACAGAACTTGAACGCGCTCTTGCTGGTCTTACTGTCAACGAGGTGCTTAGAAGAAAAAGGTCTGAAAACTACGTCCCCGAAAAGGGTGAGGCATACATCGATGATAACAATCAATTCCAATCGGGATGGTTGCCTGACGATGTGGTGAGTGAAATGTTTGCCAAGAATAGATTCAATCCAGAGCAGAAGCGCATCA